TTGCCACGGTTCGTCCAGTTGCCGTTACTGTAACCGACACCCGCGTTCGTGCCGATGCCATAGTAGCCACCGGAGTAGAACAAGCGCTCGTCCGCCACGTTATTGAACCACAATCTGTCGTCGTCATAATCAGAGGCTTTTGCTCCGTCCACTGGCAGTAAACCGTATGCTCTCAGCACTACCTTTGCAGCGTCGGAAATGTCTGCGGAACAAGTTAAAGCTCCCAGCGCGCAACTAAAGTTCTCAGAGGTCTTTGTAATGGTTTTACACCACTGGGCGCCGCCAGTTCCTGTTGCGTCAATCTTAATACTGTTCGCGGTTGTTCCGTTTCCATCCGGAGTAATAAATGCACCGGTGGTTGCGTCAATGGCTTTCCATGCGGTACTTGTCGCTGTCTGCGGGTTGTCGCTGTTGGCGCCGTTATTGTTTTCAAGTAACTGCAGCTCTCCTTTTACGGTGCGGAGCGCTCCGGTCCACTCAGAAACATTTCCGTTCAGGTCCCAAATTCCATCAAGCTGTTTATTGTGTGACCAGGTCAGCGGGCCGGTACCGGTTAAAACATGGTAAATTTTTCCTGCATCTGTTCCGCTTCCATAGGTCGCCGGAATAGCCTGCTGCAGCGTCTCTCTGCTGTCCTTGCCATAGTTATTGTTTCCCCATGGCTGGAAGCCGTTCTTTTTACACCAGAGCATAATTGCGGCCCACTCTGCCTTAGTCATCATGTGCCAGCCTTTTCCCTTAGATTCACAATATCCTCTGGCAGTGTCCCAGGTAATATTTACAGTCGGATCCTGGCCAGGCAGGGAGTACGCACGGCCATTATTTACAATGTTCTGGTATTTACTGATCCAGATTCCCGGTACCTCTTTACCATTCACGATAAAGGCTGGGTGTGTGCTGTCTCCGGCGCCGTCGATCACGTCGCTCATTTTGAGCTTAGGCACGTAAACCATAACGGACGGGATTCCCTTGTCGTCATAAATCAGCTTGTTATTAGGTGCTACCATTTTCAGGGCAAATTCTGCTAAATCGTACTGCATACCTTATTCCTCCTCTTCATCATCAGCGGCAACCGGATTTTCCAGTCCCCACAATGTCACTGTAACCTGGCTCATGTCCAGCGGTTTTGCCACCGGGGCTGTGCCGCCCTCTTCCTGGCCCTCTGCTGCCGGTTGCTGTTCCTCGTATTCCTTTGCCGGGATATCAACCTCAGCGACATAAAAAAGGCCGTCGCCGGTTCCCATGGTCAGGTCTCCGTCTGCGTCCATACAGATATCTTTGTGCACTGGCCAGTCTTTCTGGTACTTGTTGCACTTAATTGTCAGCATGTCGTCAAAGCACAAATTGTAGCCTTTTTCTGTGTACGGGATTTTCTCCCCCGCGTTCTTTTCAATAACCTTTACGCTCATGCGTACATACCTCCTCTAACTTTGTATTTAACCTTTACAGTCTTAGCACTTCCCTCAAATTTCAGTTTGAAACCGTTCAGCTGCTTGTCATATACGATCACATCCCCAACCTGGCCGCCTGCTACTTCCACGACCTCAATATCAAGGTCATAGTTCATAGTTTTGCGGACCGTCTTTAATGCAATCGTGCTGCCACTGTTATTAAAGCCGAAAAATACCTTGTTGGTATTGTTCAGGGTAACGGTTCCGGTCTCTGCCGAAAACTCAGCGTCGTGGTGATCCAGCCGCTCGTCAACCTCCTTTTCTCGTGCCTCAACATAGTGCATTTGATACTGCATAAAAATTGCAGCGGCCACATGGGCGTCATGGATTCCGTTTTCCATGTGGTTGAAATTGGTTGCGCTCTGCGGGGTTCCCTGCTGCATCACGGTACCTGGGGACGGCTCATGTTCTACTGTGCCGTCAGAGTTCTGCGTCTCTTTGTACCGGTATGGGTACTGGACAACCTCGTCTTTCCATGGTGTCATACCATACATAGGTCTTTGCCTCCTCTCTTATACCTCTGTAATTTCAATAGTAAAGCGGTAAAACACACCCTCTTGCGTGCTCTTTCGGGTAATGTTCTCCGTTTTTGTCAGCCACAACTTGCCGCTGCGGTTGTACAGCTGCACCTCTGTGATTTTTACGGTGCCGCTCATGGTGGGATCTATTGTAAAATCAATAGCCACCTTGCCCGTGCTGTCCACGTAAATGTCTGTAATTTCCGCCCTGTAATAGCTGCTGTTAATCTTATACATGGCGTGGGAAACTGTCTTTTTTACATGGTCCTTAAAGCCGTTCATGGCGTCTGCTGTCAGCATGTGCTCCTCCTTTCTTAGAGCCGTGTAGCTCCGCAAATTTTATACACAATACCGGCGGATTCTCCGGTAATGCGAGCATTTACTCCTGGGGCGGTCATTTCTCCGATTGTACTTACATCCGGATAGGTTCCTGCCCGTTTCTCTTCTCCTGGCGTCGGGTATGTGAACGCCTGGCCTGTTGCTTGTGGCGCAACGTCAACCTCTAAAGGCTGCAGTGCTCCTGGCCGGTTCACATCTGGCCGGGTTCCGGCTATAATATGCCGGAAAGAAAAATTCATACCCGCGGGCCGCACTTGCAGGCGAACAGGTGTTTCAAAGACAATCCTCACGTGCTTCTGGGACTGCTTAACCTTATAAATTTCTTCTGCAACAGCGGCCAGGTCAACGTTGCTGCTGCCCGGCCGGATAATGACTTCGTATGTGTGCGGTGCTACGTTTTCATAGATTTCAACCTCCCGCCCGGAAATTTCTGCAACCAGGCCTGCAATACGATACGGGTTCATAGGGCGTTTTGTGTTGCGCTTCTGCACAATCGGACGCCGCCTTTCTTCCAGGCTCTTGCCCTCGTTTCCTGTGATTCCGTAACGTTCTTCCCACCAGGGGAGTGACCAGGTTGCTGTTTCCGGAAATGCCTGGTTTTTCATATCTTCCACTGTCTCGCGTGCAAGTTCCATGGATGCCGCCATGACCTGGAAAATCCATTTGCCAACATAGGAGCGGTCATAGATCGGGCTTATCATGCTCAGCATGTCTTTTGCAGTTTCCCTTGTAGGGAAGTTTTCCAGATCCATCACTCAGCCCCCTTTGCTTCAACATTTTCTGTATACGGATATTCGTCATTTTCAATGCGAATATTGTCCGTGCTGCCATTGATCAGCAGGTCTGTAAAGTCCTCGACGCCTGGCGTTTCGGTCAGCAGTGCGTGCACTTTTATGTACTTCACTGCTCCATCATCCGCCACGGTTTTATAATAGCTTTCCAGCTGCTTTTTAAATCCGGATATAACGGTGCTCAGTTCAAACCCATCTGCCACCGTAACCGTAAAGGAATACGATATGTTTACCAGGTCCGGCGCTGCTACCGTCAGGATTGTGTTTGGCGGCGCCAGTCGGTCTGCGGGGTTGTCTGGAGCCATAATATAATTGTAAACTGCATCCAGCAGGGTCTTGTTCGCACCCTCGCCGTTCTGGTCAAGGCATACAATTTTTACTGTTTCCGGCCCGTTCCATTCCGGGATAACAATCGCGTCCCCGATTCCGTCTACTGCCTTAGCCCACCGTTTATAATCGGCATTGTTGCCTATATAACTGGTTTCCTCCGAGGCGTCTGCTTCCAGGATTCTTTCTCTTAAATCGTCGTCACTTTCTTCCTCGGTTCCTCCGGTGGCTTTTTCTTTGTTCGTAACCGTCTGGATTCCCTCAACTGGTTCCGACATTAAAACAATAGCGCCGGCATTTACGTTTGACTGCTTTCCGTCAAGTAACGCACGCACCAGCACGGTACCTTTTCCCTCTTCGTTCAATATGCAGCTTTCAACTGCCGCAAATTCAATGGACGGCTGATCGTTCTTGGCTTCTGTCGCAAAAACAGTGCCGGCCGGTACTATGGTGCCCGGTTCGCCTGTCAGTGTCAGCACCGCTTCTGCATAAGTGGACGCTTTTCTCTTTGTCTGTGATCCAGCTGCCAGGTAGTCCAAAAAGCTGCCACTGCTCCACTGTGGGAACATCAGTTTTATTGCTTCCGGAATATAAAACTGCAATAGCTCTGCTGCGATCAGTGCTGTGGGCCTTGTAAAATCCCACGGGAAGCCGCCCTCAGTCTTGTCAATGTCATTCGGAAGCTCGTCCATCATTCTTGCGTGGATCGTGTCCGCGTCACAATCCTCCAAAAATTCAGGTACAATAAAATCACTTGCCAACTCTCTCACCTCCTTACAGCTGTATGCTCAGTGTTTCATCTTCCTCCCACGGGTACCCTTTTACTGTAAAACTGCAGTATGTTTCGTCTCCCTCATGGGTAAACTCAAAGTCTCGGACGTACTCGGTTGCCGGATGCACCAGCAGCGCCTCTGTGATCGTCCTTTCAATTTCGCTTTCACGGGATTCCCTGTCCGGTATCTCGGCCAGTTCGTCAAACTCCGTGCCTATATCGTCACTGTATGCCAGGCAGCTCAGCCGCTCCGTGCTGGCAACTTTCAGGCACCACTGCATATATGCCTCCCTGCCTGCGCTGGTGATCATCCTGCCTGCACCATCCCGTAAAAAATCGCCCGTTTCAAAATCAAAATAAACGGACGGATAATATCTTTCGTCATATTCCGGGTTGTCTGGTATCTCAGGCAAGTCAAACACCGGAAAAAGCTGATTTTCTGCCATATTTGCCTCCTAACTTACCACGTCAATAACAACCGCCTCATTTTGCACCCAGGCAACCAGAACGCGGTCCCCTGGCTTGATCTGTGGTGGTTTGGCCGTATGCGTATGGCTTCCGTTGCCTCCCTCATGTCCTCCATGGGAACCTCCGGAAATCGTGTACGCCAGGCCTCCCACAAGCCTGCACACATGGTATTCACTGCGCGGTATCGGTATGGGGAAAGTATTTGTTAAAAGGCTCATGTCCTTGTTAATGCTGCCAAAATCCAGCACCAGGTCACGCTCTGCCTTTCCGGCCACTTTCTCTGCTCGGTTTGATATCACGCGGGCCAGTTTGCTCAGGCCTGGACTGCCTTTGTTCTCTGCCATATCTGCCTCCTATCAATCAAAGCTGCCATCATCCACCCAACCATAAACGTGCGTTTCGGACCAGTTCTCATATACCAGGTGCCACGGGTGCGCTTTTCCGCTGCCGTTTGCAATTGTAATCTTCGCACGGCCTGCTGATACGTTGTAACCCTTTGCACCAGGATAGGAACTAATATAGTGCTTGCCGCCGTGGAAGTTCACAACGTCGCCCACTTTGTAGGTCTTTTTCTTTGCCTTTGTTGTTTTCTTCTTGGCTGTTGTATCTGCTTTTTCTACCTGCATAGTCATTTTTCCACTGTCTGCGTCATGCTGCACGCTCTTGACAATGTAAAAGCCATTCAGCGCGCCGACAGCCAGGTGTACCATGTCGCCCTTGCGCACCGGTGGGGTATCAGGCGCCTGCACGGTTGCCGTCTCTTTCGGTTTTCCGTTTTCGTCCAGCATTTCCTGTGCTGTCTCCTGCGCCTCTGATAGGTTGTCGCTGCTGGCGTGGTTCACAATCCTTTGGAAAATTCCATATTCTGTTTTTCCGTTCTTGACTGCCTCAACCTTTGGCAATCCGTCCGTTTTTTCAGAGGATACAATCTTCACGCGGGTAACAAGGTTTGCAATGCTTACTTTGTGCTTACTGGACACGCTGTTGTTACCCTCAAAGTGATAAATATCTTTGTTGCCACCTACGGCCACAATAGAAACTTTGTTCTGCGTACTCCGTACAATCGCCTTGCCTCCGCCTTTTTTCTTAGCTTCGTCCAGGATTCCGCGCACTACGTCGCCCAGGTATGAGTTTTTGTACAAAATCTTTGCGTGACTCACATCCGGACCGCTGTAGCTGCTCAGGGTAATGCCCCAGTTTTTGAAAACTTCCGTCAGGGCGCTCTTGGTGCCCTTTCCGGCAGCAAAATAAATATTGTCCTGGGAACGTTGCATACTGTACAGGTTGTCATAAGCAACCACATTAAAAACCTCGTCGGCTTTCGTTGTGCTGCGCTCACACTCTGTTACATTTCCCATGGCCACAATGCCCTTGCCGCTGCCCCAGTACGCTTTTATTGCCACCACGCACCCGGTCTTTATCAAAGAGGACAGCCTGGAACCGTTATACTTGGCATTGTATAGCTCAAAGGTTATTTTCATGGCCAGCTCGTCCTCTTCTTCCTCCCATCCCAGGCCCTCGACCGCCTGGGTAATGTTTAGCTGCACTTTCTTTTCTGTGATTGCAATCACGTCATAGTGCACTTTGCTTACTTCAATCACTCAGCTGCACCTCCCTTACTTGGCCGGTATGGTCAGCTTTTGGCCTGGGTATATCAGGTTCGGATTCTTTATCTTGTCCCTGTTCAGGTTGTAAATTTCCGTGTATCTGGAGCCTTTACCCAGCAGACGCTGTGCAATCCTCCATAAACAATCCCCGGATTTTACCGTGTAGGTGGTCGTCTTTTTGCCTGTTTTGGGCTGTTTCTTTTTAGGCGACGGTCTGGTTGGTGTTTTTATTTTCAGCTCATTGGTGGTGTAAATCTTTATATCTCTGGCAATAATAAATTTTATGTCATAGAAATAATCTCCGGATCCACCTTTGTACTTGCCTTTAAAACTGGAAACATAAACAGAATAGTTTATGCAGGTGCCAGTGCATAGCAAAGTACATTTTGTGCCATTGTCCCGATACTTTTCCAGGCTTTTGATCAGTGTGTCGGGTTTGGTATACTTTCTTACCAGTCTGTTTTTCTTCCGCACTGCCCCTGGAAACATCCCGGACCATGAAATTTCTTTTGTTCCTTGTCCACGGGGGAGTTTTACGTCCCCCAGTGAAATAATGCTGTACGTCATAAATTTTGCGTCAGCGCCCATTGTTATAGCTTCCGGCAGCATAGGGAACTGTATTCTGCTGCCGCCGGATGGTGTCAGGTAAATATCCATGTCCCTATGCCTCCTGTATAAGCGGCATGTTTGCAAAAATTTTGCTCATGCGCTCTGCGATCTCGTCTCCCAGGTCGTCTGCCATTTCGCGGATCCGGTTTTTCATAACTTCAAAGACCTTTTCCTCGTCCATGTTTCCGCCCTCGATCTTAATAACTGGACTCATGTCCACGTTAATCTCAAAGTTGTTGTTGCCCTGCTGTCCCTGCACTGCTGCATTGACAGAAACGGCTTTCTTGCCCTCGGATTCCTCTTCGCTACTATCCCCCGACATTTCCTGGCCGGTTACACTCCACACGCTCTTGCTTTCGTCCTGTGGCTGTGCCTGCAATGGCAAAATGGTATTGCTGGCCAGTTCTTCGCCGCCAGGCCCTACGATTCCGCCGTTTGCGTGGGCTGCAATTTCTCCATTGCTGTCCAGCACGCCCAGGTCCTTGCCTGCCTGCTGCCACAACGCAATGCCGCGGCCACGTCTGCCCGGTACCGTCGGGATAACATACTCTTTGCCCTCTTCTCCTAACCAGGATAATTCTGCGCCATGCAGGCCCACCTCTCCACCGTTTGCATGTCCGGCAATGGATACAGAAACTGTTGATCCACTGCTGTGCGTGCTCAGTGAAGCGCTTGGGTTCGTGATATGGTAGGAAACTGTTACATTTACAGAAGCCCTTGCAGAATAAGGGGAGTTAAAAGCTGCTTGCAGCTCACTACCTACTTGGCTGTAAACTGCTGCTATATTGTCTCTGGCTTTCTCGATTGTCACATCCGTGCTGCCATTGGTCTGCATAGTGTTGGAAAATGTATTATCAAGTTCCGCCTGTGCAGATGTGGCTGCTGGTGTTGCATCCGTGCTGCCTGCTTCTACGGTTAAATTGGTGGTCATTGTGGTGTCTGTAGTGTTTGTTTCACTGCTCAGAGCTGCCTGCGTTGCCTCTTCCACCGGTGTTGTGTCTGTGGATCCGGCTGTCGTTGTCACGTTTACCTGCTTTTCAACAGTCGTGTCCTCACTTCCGCTTGCTGTGCTCTGCTCCACTGCTGCCTCAATGCCGCTTGTGTCTACCTGTACCAGATCGGACGGTATAGTTACCGTTGCCCCAGACTGTACTTGTATGCCGGCACCGCTCAGGGTTCCGGTTTCCATTCCCAGGGCCGCCTCTATCTGTGCCATGGCTGTTTCAGAATCAACCTCAACGTTTGCCAGATCCACCTTTACGCCGTCAGCAGTAACAGAAAACTCTGCGCCCTCTGCAGTCAGTGCGGACATAGCCTGGTCAATGGCTGCTGTTGCTGCGTCTCCGTCAACCTCAGCTGTCAGATTGTCCATGGAAATTTTCAGCTCGTCGCCTGCATGAATAATATACGGGCTTTCGATACCGTTCTGTTCTGCAATGGTCTGCCAGTCAATTCCAAGAGCGTTGCCAATTTCCCACAGGCAATCGCCTTGATCAACCTTAATCTTTACATGATCAGCGGTAACCTCCTGTGTTTCACCCAAGTCACCAAGAGCTTCATTCAGCTTTGAAGTCCATGCATCTTTGTCAATATCAACGTCTCCATCAACAGAAGCTTTCAGTCCTTCAAGTGTCACATCATCAGTTGTAGTCTCTGCCGCCGCCCTGTCAATCGCTTCTGCAAGTTCAGGAGGCAACTGACTGCGGACCGTTTCATACATTGGATTGCTCGGATCCGTAAGTGATGCTTTTAATTCATCACTTCCATTCTTCCAGATCTGATTAGCATAGTTCTGCCATGTTGCAGACGTATCGCCAGCAGCTGCTCCAACCTCAATAGCATCATTAAATGAATCCATAAGGCTTTGCGGAACTGCTTTCCCCGCTTCCCGGTAATCGTCAATTAGGCCCTGCATCTGTGTTACATCAGGTTTCATGCTCTCATACATGGTACTCAAGGCATTCTGTGTAGCGTCAGTTGTAACTCCTAATGTTTTTCCATTACCAAGTTCGTTGAAACCATACATCAATGCGCTGGTCATAGCGGATGTGTCTCCGCTCACTAATTGTTTCTGTGCTGAATCAATAGAAAACTGCGTATTTTCCGCAAGACTCTGCCTGTTGCTCTGAATTTTCTCTGCATATGCAGAATTCAAAGTGTTTGAGCCAAGCTGCAAGCTCTTAGACAGTTCGTTTCCTTCCTGTCCTTTTACATACCAACCAGTCATTTCGTGATACTGCTTATTCTGAGCAGATGTGATTCTTCCGGCTGATTCCATCGAATTAAACTCTGAATACCGCTGCTCAACATCTGCCTGTACACTTTCCTTTGCCGATTGCCTCTGATCTCTCATTGCTCCCAGCAAGTCAGTGAATGAGCCACTTTCCAGATCAGCTGCATTCAAGCTCCCGTATTCCTGATTTATCCAGTCCCATTGCGCCTGTGCTTCCGATTCCTTCCACCGGGCAGTTATGCTGTTCATTTTTTCCTGCAAAGCACTGATGGCGCCTTCTTCATCTACATCTATGATTCCATCTTTCAGTGCCTCAGAGACCTTTTGTGATAACTGACTAGATAATCCATCCAATTCAACATAATCCGCTGTAGCCCATTTCTCAATGTTCTGGGCTAATGTCTGTCCCTCTTCCGTACCTCCGAGATACGTCTGAACGTGGATATGCGCTGCAAACGTCCGGCTTTCCAGTTCTTCAATCTTGCTCTTAACAAAAGTTTCGATATTACTTGTGTAATCTTCCTGTTCTTCTGTCGTAAGTTTAATACCAACTCTGCTCTTAAACTCCAGAACGTCATTGGATTCCAGCGCCTTCTGGGCATCTTCTCGAAGCTTATCAGCGTTCTTTACCTCATTTAAGGCAACTTCCACATTGGCCAGGTACTTCTGATCAAGAATTCCAGAAGCAATGTCCTGCACTTCCTGAGCCGATAGTTTGATGTTTCCAAAATATTCTTCCAGATTACTGTTCAAAGCTTTCTGGTTATAGTTGTCTACTGCAACACCAATTCCAACTACTGCCGCTGTTACTGCCGCTGCCGCAAGTCCGAATTTCGCCGCTGTCGGAACCATTGCTCCCAGATCACTTATGAACGCTCCAACACTTGGCGCTGTCTGTGCTGCAAGTCCAATGCTTTTAATAGCATTTCCGATAGGCTGTAAGGTGGTCGCAATATTCTTTGCATTTCCAAGAAGCCCAGTTGCTCCTTTAGCGATCAGCATAGAGCTGAGCACAGAAGAAAGGCCTGCTTTCTTTCCTCCCGGAAGAATAGCAGACGCGCTAGAGAATAATGTTCCGAGGCCGGAAGAAATCAGATGTTTCCCATCTCCGCTAATCCAGTCGGCAAAAGGCTGACCGATAAGAGTATCCCATGCAATATCCATCTTTCCGAACATATCCGCATTCTGCCACTCATCAGATGCCGTCATGGTCCCGATAACCGTCTTCATGTGTGCTGCTTTTTTGTCCACAGTGTCCATAAAATCATTCAGAGCAACAGTCACAGCCGGCATTGCGCCCGTAATGGAATCAACGAATCCTCTGACATAAGGAGTAAGTCTCTGTCCAAAACTGTTCTGAACGCCCTCTACAGCCGACTGCATAAGAGTCATGGAGCCTGCCAGGTTGTCCAACATGGTGTCAGCCATATCCTGTGCTGCATCTTTGGAATTTCCGATTGCATTGGAAAGATCGTTGTAATCCTGTTCTGAAGCATTAATGATAGCGAGCATACCGCTCATAGCTTCTTTTCCGAAAATGGTGGATGCCGCCGCTGTCTGTTCAGTTTCAGAAAGACCTCCTAAACTGCTTCGCAAATTATCCATGACACCTTTCAGTGTTTTCATGTTTCCTGAGCTGTCGGTCAGGCTAATACCATATTTGTCCATAGCCTCTGCCATGCTGTTAGTTGGTGCTGCCATGTTAGCCAGGGATGTCTTTAAGGCTGTACCGGCCATGCTTCCTTTAATTGAACTGTTAGCCATAAGTCCTAATGCCAAAGAAGTATCTTCGACGCTATATTTCATGGCTCCTGCGACCGGAGCAACATATTTGAATGATTCACCCAGCATGCCTACGTTTGTATTCGAACTAGCGGACGCCTTTGCAAGAACATCTGAAAAATGACCGGCATCTCTTGCTTTCAGTCCAAAAGCTGTCAAGGCATCCGTAACAATATCCGAGGTGCTTGCCAGATCTTCGCCGGAAGCTGCTGCCAGGCTCATAATACCGGATATACCAGCGGTCATTTGTTCTGGTTTCCAGCCTGCCATAGCCATGTAATTAAACGCCTGAGCCGCTTCAGTAGCAGTAAACTTCGTAGTTGCACCCATTTCCTGTGCTTTTGCGGTCAGATCATCAAACTCTTTTCCTGTAGCACCAGATATAGCCTGAACCTGGCTCATCATGCTTTCAAAAGACTTGTAGGTGTTTACCGTGTCGCCCAGGCCTACACTGATACCCAGTGCCGCGCCCGCCTGCGTCAGTGGGTTCTTTGCAGCGTTTATTATTGCCGTCAGAGGTGCCGTTGCTGCATCCACAACGCTCACTGTTGCTGTCCAGACGCTACCGTCCCAGGCTGCTGCTTTATCCCACACGCTATCAATAACCGGGCTTGCGTTGTCGTCTGCTCCCAGCTGTGCAGATCCGGAACTTCCAGAAAAATTCTCAACAGCGTCCTCCGCCGCTCTTACGATCGGGGTGGCGTTATCATCCGCCCCCAGCTCCGCTGTGGCGCTCATGCCGTCCAGCATTTCCGTGGCGTCCTCTGCTGCTCGTATTGCCTGGGTGGCGTTGTCGTCTGCTGTTAGCTCTACGGTTGCCACATCCCCATCCAGGGACGCCAGCGCGTCGCCCGCGTCCCTTATCTCCATGGTGGCGCTATCATCCGCACTCAACCCCACAACCGCCTCATTGCCATTCAGGGCAGCCAGTGAGTCGCCCACGTCGTCAATAATTCCGGTTGCGTTGTTGTCTGCCCCCACGTCAACATCCGAGGCGGTACCGTCCAGGGTTGCTGCCTGGTCTGCCACGTCGCTCAGTGTTTCTGTGGCTGTATTGCTTACGCCTACGTCAACGCTTGGACTTACGCCGTCCAGGGATTCCGCCTGGTCAGATACCCGGCTCAGTCCCTGGCTCGCGTTGTCGTCCAGCTCAATGTCAATATTGTGCGCTCTTTCCAGCCGATCAAGGCGGCGCTGTGTGCGGTCCCACGCACGTTCAAACGCCGTCAGGTTTCTGGTGGCCGACTGCACACCAGCACTGGTGCGGTCAACCGCTTCTATCGGAATTTCAATAGTTAATGTTTCGGCCACTTTTACTCACCGCCCTCCTCAGTGCCGTCTCTTGCTTTCTGCTCAGCTATCAGCTGTATTTTCATACTTTCCAACATGAGCACCTGCGCCCAGTCCGGTTTACTCAAAAACTCGTCAAATGGGATATGGTGCCGTTGGAAAATAATGTGCATAAGCGTTGTTTTGCCGCCGGCTTCAATTAGTTTTTTGCTACGTCCTCCATAGTCGGCTGGTATCCGGAAATCTCGTCAAGTTTGGACAGAATCTCGTCTTTCTCTCCGGATTTCAGTACCACCTCAACCAGGTCAATGCCGCATAATACATTCAGGTTTTTCCATGCGTCGCGGTTGTCCCAAATCTTGTCACGATCTTCCTCAACAGTTGCCTCATAGATCAGCTGTGCACGGTATCTGGCAGCGTCAACACTCTCTGCCACTCTTGTACCCAGCTGCTTGTTGCGCTTGTAGTTTGTGTTATCTTTCTTGCACTTCAAATATTCATCTTCACCCATAGGGCGGATACGGAAAGACAGCACAACAGCGCCGTTTCTCTTAATTTCAATCGGTACTGCTTCCTCTGCGTCTGTCTTGTATGCGGCGGCTGCCATAAGTCCGCCCAGGATGTCATTTTCGTACTTTCTCACTGTTGCTTTCTTCTCGTCCTCAGTCATTTCAACAGCTGCCTCATTTTCTAAATTCACATTCTTAGTTGCCATGTTCTCAAATCCTCCTGGTTTATTTTAAAAATGCCGCGAGGTTATCCCCGCGGCTCTGTCTGTGTAGTTATATGGTTTTAGGCTCTCAGCTTGCCCTGCTGGTTTACTGCGCCGTTTACGAACAGGCTCCACTGTCTCTTAATCAGGTCGCCAACTGTTACGTTCTGCAGGTCAATGTTTCCGGACGGTACACAATCGTTGTATACCAGTCTTTCCTCGGAGCCGTTGCGGCCCTTAATAACGCCCTGGAAGTTCCAGGACGGCATTTCTCCGGACTTCATTCC